GGGGTTGACCCGTATGTCCCAGCAGGTGGCCCTGCTGCTGACAACTACGGAAGCGGCCCTACTGCGTCCTTGGGGACGTTCAATCCGAGCACGGGCGAATACCTTCAGTTCGGGTTGGATCTGGCTCAGAACACTTCCGACTACGGCAAGGTCGGGGAGGGTCGAGCGTTTTGGAATCAGGCTCAGGACCGCAAGTGGGATGAGTACAACCGAAGCCTTCCTGGCCAGTTCAACAGCCGTGGGATGATGGATTCTGGCCTGTTGAATCGCGCCGAGGGGTTGGCTGCAAGCGACAGGCGGTTTGAGACGGATGTGCGCCAATGGTCGGACAACGAGCGGCGGGCGGAGTTGGAGCGTCAACGCATGAATCTGTACGGCGGCTTCGAGGGCGGTTTGACGCGGGGTTTGGTGGACAACTATTTGGCTGGGACACTGGTCATGGACGATCCGCTTACCGCTATGGATGAGGCTATGGGTTCTGGTGCGGGTGGTTATATGCGGTCGGGGATTATGGATCGTGCGATTCCGACGTGGGGTTCTGGGGTGGGGCGCTAATGGGTTGGCAAGACTGGGCTGGTTCAGCTTGGGACAATACGGGCGGCAAAGTTTGGGATGCTGTTGCGCCTGTCGTCATGTACGGCCCCGACGATGCGTGGCCTGAAGACGCCCCGATAAACGAGTTCCTGAGGGGCGTTTCTGATGCGCCAGGGAACATCGCTGGCGGTTGGGCTGACGCTATGGCGAATCAGCCTGGGTGGGCGCAGGTGATAAACCCGTTCACTGCTGGTCCCTACGTGGCGGGAAAGTGGGATGAGTGGACAAGTTCCCCCACTCCCGATGCCCCTGCGCCTGTTGGGCCGTCTGCGGCGCAACTTGTTGAGGGTTCTCAGGGTGCCCAAGAATTGGAGTTATACAGGCCACCCACTCTGCCGACGTTTACGCAGCCCGAGTTTGATCCGACAGGGGTATCGGCGCCATACGACACGTATCTCAGCATGTTGGAGCGTCTGTATACGACCCCCCAGACGGGCCGTATCCAGGAAATGCTTGAGCTGGGGCAGGGAGAGGCGCGTCGTCGGATGGAAACCGCCGACGCTTGGGAAGCCACCCAGGGTGCCCGTTTGGATGCTTCCGACGAGGCGTTGGACGCCACGTTGCTTGACATGCAAGACAGGTTTGGTGAACGGCTGACGACTATACGGGAAGGCTCCGTTGAGCGTCAGGCGGAGACGGCTGACCTGCGCGACGGCCTTATCGAGGCGACGGCTGGCGAGTTGGGTGAGGCTGGTGCCGCTTTCCTGGTGTCGGCTACCCGTACGGGTGACGTTCTGGAGTCGCAGCGGTCCCGTAACGAGCAGCACATAGCCGACATGGACGGCTTGTATTCGATGTGGTCGTTGGATCGTTCGATGCAGGCTGCTGGGATGAAGCAGCAGGCCCGTCGGGATCTTGCCGACGACGTGTTAGCTATGAAGGAACTCGTTCACGAGTTCGATTACGGCATCCAGATGGCGAACCTTGAGCGTTTGCAGCAGGCCGAACAGTTTTCTCAGGGGCAGAACAGGCAGTTGGCGCAGACGTTGGCGCAGATCGGCCTACAGAAAGATCTCGCGGTCCAGTCGGCGTCGAGCGAAGCCGACGACGACTGGCAGCGTGCCAACGCTTGGTTGTCGAATCCGACCACGGGCTGGGCGTTTGAGGGTATGACTCCTGAGATGGTGATGGGGATGTCTGATGCTCAGATGGAGACGCTGTACGCGGAGGCGATCAGGTCGGCGGATCAGATCGAGGTTGCTCCTGGCGTGTTTGTTGATGCTGAGACGGCTTGGTTGAATAGCCAGCAGACAGCGGACCCGACCATGAACTACGGCGGGGTGTACCTTGGGTATAACCCAACGGTTCAGGGCGTCGGCCAGGTGGCGGACATGTTGGAATTGGAGGCTTCACACCCGAACTTTGAGGATGCCATGGCGGTGATGTTGGCGACGCAGAATGCCACGCAGGGCGGCATGGGTGCAGGTGGGCAGGCGCCCCTCCCTGTTGTTGTTCCTGAGGCTCAAGGGGGAGGGTTCTTTGGGCCTGGGTCACTGTGGGGTCCAGAAGGTGCTCAGATCCCGTTTGTGGATTGGTAACAGATGGTCGCCATTCCTCGTTCAACAATGGCACGGGCACTAAGCGCCCCACGACCAAGACGCTTTTCAACGCCCGCCCCTAGTGGGTGGATGGCGTCTGCCGCCAATCAGGTCGCCCAGCAGGGCGGGTTGCCTGATGTAAGCCAGATCAATCGTGAGCCTGAGAAGCCGTGGTGGCAGAAAGCCCTGTCCCCTGTCTTGGAGGGGCCGATTGGCGCGGGTTTGAATCTGCTTGACACTGGGCGCCGCGCAGCGGTGTCCACCTTGAAGGAAACCATCGACCTTGTGCAGGGCGAGGGTTTCTCTGGCACCGACTGGGGCAACCAGATCGCTTCCCATTACGGGTTTGGCGACATTCTCCGTGACGAGAATGTCGATCTGGGCAAATGGGGCAACCGTATAGTCGGCTTCATAGGCGATGTGGCGTTGGATCCGATCACCTATTTGACGTTCGGTTCGGGTGCTTTGGCGAAGCAGAGTTGGCGTCAGGTGGCCGACGAGTTGATGGGTGCGGCTAACGGGGCGAAGACGGCTGCGGAGCGGGCAGCGTTCAATGCGGCGCGGCAGCGTGTGGCTAACACGGGGTCGAAGATGGCTGCGGGTCCGAGCGCGTTGCGTGGCATCGGCTATGAGGTCGGGTTGGGCTTCTCGATGCCTGGTACGGGCATGTTCGGGCGTCTTGTCGGCATGGACAAGGCTTTGGATGCGATCACTGGCGGGGCCGTGTCGGCGCGCCGTGCAGCAGAGTGGGCGCCTGCGTTTCAGGCGGCTGGCGCCAAGTACGGGTTGGATGCCGCTCAGTCAACGAAGTTGTTTGAGCGGGCTGTCCGTTTGGGCCGTGACGATGCACGCAGACTGTTTGAGGAAGAAGCGCGCGTGTTGGCGGGGAAGCGTCCAGGTTTCGCAGACGAGGGGTTTGCCGTGGGCGCAGCGGGCGACGCTGTGCCGACGGGAGAAGCGGCTCGTTCATTCATTGAGGAGACTGCCGACGAGCTGTTGGGGGTTTCAACGAGGGCGCAGAAGTCTCGAACGGAACTGTTTTGGCGTAACGGTCAGGCGTCGTTGGATGCTCCGAACTGGGAGCGGTATGTGGCTGTCCCTGGGATGCGTCAGAAGGTTGGTGTCGGACGGCAGGTTGCCCGTGGCGCCGAGGAGTTGACCGACACGGGGCTGGGTGTAGTTATCCGCACGGTCGTGTCGGCTCCTGGCCGTGGCGTGCAGAGGGCGTTGCAGTCCAATGTTGCTAAGAACCTGTCGTCCAAACTGTCCCGTGACGATCTGCTTCGTTCGTGGTTGCAGGACGAGAACCCTGTGAAGTATTGGGCGGGGCGGATGGTTGAGACGGGCGAATCCATCGGGTTCGCCAACGCTGGCAAGTATTCGCACATGGTTGATTCGTTGCAGGGGCAGATGCTCGACATGGCCCACAAGGGCGGCTTCGACATATCCGAGACTGGCCTTGGCCCTGTTCAGAAGTTGATTCCTGGGATGGTGGAGACGGAGGCTATGGCGATGCGCCGTAAGGCGTCTCGCATCTTGCACGATGCGATGGATGAGCCTTGGGAATACGTTGATGAGGCTGGCAACGTCATACCCAATGATGTCAGCAGACATTTGGACGAGTTCAAAGAGTGGGTGATAGCCCACGGCGATGGGACGGTCACAGCCCAGCAACTCCACGAGGAGTTGCGTAGGTTCTGGAACGACATCAGCACGGGTTGGGAAGAAATCGCCAAGCGGTCGATACGCCAAGAGTTGAAGCCCAACGAGGTTTATGTCACGCGCCGCGTCTCAGCGGAAGCCCGCAAGGTGTACACGGACCCCAAATACACGAAAGCACACGAGGCGGGGCAGCGCCTAGCGGACGAGGGCGCAGAGGCGGGGAAGGGTAAACCGAAGCGCGACCAGTCGTATGCGACGAAGGAACGGGTCTTCGCGCCAGGGGAGAAGTTCACTTGGAACCGCAAGGGTGGCCCGACGCGTGCTTCGTTTGAGATTGTTGAACCTGGCAGGCCGTTGCAGATCGGTGGCGTCCAGTTGGCTCACGCCCCGTCGGTTCGTAAGCAGATCGAAATGTTTGTCCGCGAGGTGGACCCCGAGTGGGCTGCGAACAACACGTTCTTTGAGACGGATGTTGCGAAACTGATCGACGGGTACAAGTCGGCTCAAGGCCGTGAACTGATTTGGGCTGGGATGGAGGACCATCTGGCAGCGCAGGGGATCTTCGTTGAAGCCGCCACCTTGGACGAGGTGAAGGCTTTCTTCAACGACTTGGCGAAAGCGTCATCGAAGGCCCGCAAAGCCCAAAAGAACATGGGTGAAGCGGCTAAGAAGAAGTACGACTCAGCGCGCCGAGCAGCATCCACAGCACACGATTACAACCAGCAGGCTACGGCGGCTGATGCGGCCAGGGTGAAGGCTGCGGAAGACATGTGGGGGTTGGATCCGCAGATCAGGAAGATCCAAATGTCAATGATGGATCTGATCGAAGACGTGAACGCTTCCACGGTTCGTGCTTCTCGAACGGGGCGGTTCCGTACCGCCCCTGAGGCACAAACGGCGATGGAAGATCTGCTCGACATGGCTGTCGGTTTGGAAGTGACGGGCCGTATGGCTAGGGCTTTGAGGTCGATCAGCGAAACCTTGGGTGGCGTGGACGATCTGGGCCGCAACATGCGAGCCGTGGAGGAGGCTTATTCCCACATCACGCAGCAGTTGGCGATTGCCCGTGACACGTTGGAGGTGGCGAAGAACGCTGCCGCCCGTTTGGGCGGGCAGGACCAGACGATCAGGGACTTGGAGTCTTTGATCAGCGGGTTGGAGAAGGGGTTCGTTTCGGAGGGAACTCCCCGCGCCATACGGGATTACGTCGATCAGGTGCATGAGGTCGGCAGGTTGGCTGCCGAGCTGGAGGCGCCGATCACGTTCAACAGCGGGTACAGGATCCCTGTGTCCCAAGCGGACATAGCGAACCGTCCTTGGGCGGTGAAGGCCAGGCAAGCCGCAGCAGAAGCGCAAGAGAAAGAAGTCCGACGCCTTGTTCAAGAAGAAAAGCGGACGCTGGGGCCAGGGCGGAAACTGCAACCTGACGCTACGGATGCGCTGGAGGACATCGCTGACACGTTTGAGCGGGGCGCCGAACGTATACCGCTGTTAGAGGTGGAGGCGAGGCGTCGAACCCTCCTGTGGGTGCAGGAGGAGTTCGACAAGCAGACCGTTGATCTCAGCAACAGGGCGCAACGCCACATGGGAACGTATGTGAACGACCCTGTGAAGAACAATTACAACAGGTTCGCTGCCGAGGCGTTGGATCTTGACGCGCAACGGAACGCGATGGAAGCGAACTTCCATCGCATGCCTGACGAGTTGGGTGAGATTCTTGAAACGGACTTGGGTGTCTTCCAAGACGCTGACAACATGTTCGGTCGGTTGCTTGATCCGACGGGGACACGACCGAGAAGGATGACGCCTGGTGGGGAGTTTGAGCCAGGGTTTGAAACCAACGTAGCGGAAGCGTTGAGGGCGGGTCTTGACGATGCGGCTTTGCCGTTCGGCCCCGCCTATATGAGGGGCACGCTGGGTGATCCTGAACTCAATAAACAGTTGGGGGATTTGCTGCGTTCACGTATGAACGCTGGGCGTGGCGAGATTGGTGAGCTGCTTCAAGCCTGGGATTCGGTCACTGGCTACTTCAAGGCTCAGGCGGTGGCGCGCCCCGCGTTTGTTCAGCGCAACGGGTTCGGCGCCTTGTTCAACAACATGTTGGCAGGCATGGACTTGGAGAATGCCGCACGGTTTATCGCGTTGCGTGGCCGTGCCATCAAGGCGGGGTGGGAGGACGCGTTGAAGGAAATCGGGTTGACCCCCGAGCAAGTCCGCAACGAGGGCGGCGGATACCAGTTTATGCGGTCACGTCCCGCAGCGTTGAAGCGGCGAGCCGCCGAACTGGGGGCAGAAAAGTTGGCCGCTCAGGGCGACGGGGCGATGCGTGATCTTCGCAGGGTGTACCGTTCGGGCGCCATCGGTGCGGGTCAGGCTGCTTCCGAGGTGGCGCAGTCGTTCCGACTGCATGGTGCCACGACCGTTGACAGGTACGGGCGTCCCCTCAGGTGGAATCCGTTGCGTCGAGACAACGTGTGGAACACGGCGGTTCGTAACGGCAACTCTGAGATGGAGGAATGGGTTCGCGGATCGTTGGCGTTGGACAGCATCTTCAACGGCATGAGCGACGCTGAAGTGATCTTCCGCGTCAACCAGTTCCACTTCAACTACTCGAAGGAAGGGATGACCGACTGGGAACGCAACCTTGGCGCCAGGGCGTACCCGTTCTATACGTGGACACGGAACTCGTTGCCTTTGATGGCGACACAGTTGCTGTATAACCCGAAGCCGTTCGTCAGATACCTCCAGTTGAAGAACAACATCGAACTGGGGGTGCAGGAAGATCGTACGACGCCAGCGTGGTACGGGAAGCGGTGGGGTATCGACCTGTCGGGCCTGATGGGCAACCCGAACCAGGGTGCCCGCACTTGGGCGTTCCCTGACCTGCCGTTCATGGATCTCATCGAGTTTGCCGACATGCCGCTCCAAGACATGGAGCGCCCCTTCGGCGGCTTGACCCGTCTCGCTGAGGGGTTGGCCCCTCAGATCAAGTTCCCTGTTGAGACGGTGATGGGCGCCCAGATATTCAGGAACATTCCGATCTCAACGGAGTATGTGAAGCCTCCTCCGATGTTCAACATCCCAGGGTTGTTGCCGTTCTTGTCTAAGATGCCTGGTGACATGGTGGCGAGGAACAGTCGAGGCAAGTACGGGATACGTGAGAATGTCCTGTACGGATTGGGCACGTTCGTGCCGTACCTGTCTCAGGCGAGGCGTCTGATTCCTCGTGAGGATCGTTACAAGGATGACGACAAACTGTTTTCAGCGTGGTTGAGTTGGGCGATGCCCATTGGCATCCGTAGGCAGGGGCCACGGGATACGCGGGGTGCGCGGATGCAGCGTGATCGGGAGCGGTCGATGTCTAGGTCGGAGATACGGTCGTTGGAGCGGATTAGGTGAGGGCTGCTTACGTCAGGCGTGCAGACTGGGGCGCCACCGCACCCACCAAAGGTTGGACGTGGCTGAACCCGAAACGTGTCCAAGGCATCGTCATTCACCACAGCGGCGTGGTAGGTGGCCCCACGGGGGCCACCGCTGTGCAAGCCTTCGAGCGTCACCACATGCAGGTGCGACGCTGGTCGTCCATCGCATACAACTGGCTGGTGGACGTGGACGGCACCATCTACGAGGGGCGCCGCAACGGCGCCGTGGGTGGTGCGACGAAGAACTGGAACTTCCGCACGGTGGCCGTCTCGTACATTGGGGACGGTAATCAGCCGTTGAGTTTGGAAGCCCAGCAGGGCTTCCGCACCGTCATCGACGAGTTGCAACATAAGTATGGTGGTGGGCTGTGGATCAAGGGGCATCAGGATTTGGCTTCCACGAGCTGCCCTGGTGGATGGCTGTATGACTGGGTGATGTCAGGTGCAGCGCACGAGGCGCCTCCTGGCGCGCATGTCCCGCATGTCGATTGGGACGGCGTGGTCGCCTATTTGAGGTCGCTGGGCGACGGGTTGGATGCCAACCCGTTGAAGCGCAGGATGCGTGGCGACAAGATCCGTATGGTGCAGGCGACGTTGCCTCGTTGGAAGTGCGACCCTGGTCCTGCGGACGGCATCTTCGGATGGCGTACGAAGGCTGCTGTGCGGTTGTTTCAACGGCAGCGGGGCTTTTTGAAGCCGAACGGTGAAGTGAACAAGGCGACATGGGACGCCTTGTTCTTTATGTAGGAGGTGCATTTCGATGCCCAAAGGTGAAGGTTACGGAACTTTCGAGGAGACGTTCGGCAGTCAGAATGACCAGCCGTATGACTCAACATCGTCGTTCAATATGTGGGACATGTCGCAGAAAGCCAAGAAGGCTGCTGCGTATCTCCGTAGTACGAAACTGGGGAACGCCAACAGCGGCGGACGCCCCTTCGGGAAGTAGGACACCATGAGGGATGGTTCAACGCCACGCCTAGTGAAGGCCCCCAAGGTGCTTGTCACCACAGTGAAGACTGGTGGCGGCATCGGTGAGGTCGGCTCGCCGTCTAAGAGCGGCGCCCGTAAAGCCCTGCGCGACTGATGGCAGGGAAGAAGAAGCCTCGTCGCCCCAGGTACTAGTATGCCTCTGGTGCGCGGCGCTTCTCAGAACGCCATCAACACGAACATTGGGCGCCTCATCAACGAGGGGTACCCGCGCGATCAGGCGGTCGCTATCGCCCATGATCACGCCAAGCGATCTAAGAAGGGGAAGAAATGACTGCTTTAAGTTCAGGTAGTTGGTCCGACAAGATTGAGCGGCTCGTCGCTACTGCGGTGCAGGCGGGCCTCAGCGTCCTGGTTTTGACGGACGTGTCCACCGTGAAGACGGCTGTTGTCGCAGCCGTCGCAGCGGCCTTGGCGGCTGTCAAGGCTTGGGCGAAGGAAGTGCTCGACAAGCGCGCTGCCTGATGGGCGACGAATGGGAGACGTTTCTCGCCGCACACGGCGATGACATCACGTCAACGGTGCATGACAACATGCTTCGTGAAGCGAACCTGTTCGACATTGAGGACGGCACCCATGCGGGCTGGTGCGGAGACAGGCTGGGCATCCTGGTTGTGATGACCGAGGAGGAGGCTGAGGGCTTGGTGTCTGAGGATTGGCGCGCCCAGCACGGGTTCATCGTGCATCCTGTGTTCAAGGAGTTTTTCGGCAGGATGATTCAGGACATGACGTTGCGGGCGTTGGACGCCCGCCCCGACCCTGAGATCTAGTCTTCGATGTAGTACCTGTCCGCAATGTCGGGCACTAGACGCTTCAAGATTTTCCCGAGGAGTTCAGGTACTTCGTCTCGTTTGCGGGCCACCGTTGTCTTCGGCACGCCTGTGAAGTGTTCGACTTCCCGAAGCGACAGGCCGCCACCCCATAGCGCCTCGATCACCGTTTGGTGAATCTCTGGTAGTTCTCTCAACGCCTGCTTGACGAGTGCGCTGAGTTCTTCGCTGTCTGTGTTCCACGGGGCGGCGTGGGGGTGAACGTCGTGCCCAGGCGGGGCTTCCATCAACGCTTGGAGTTCAGTGAGCGGCCTTGCTGAATCCCCGAGGGGAAGCACGCTTCGGTAATAGTCCTCTAGGGTGCTGTCAAGGATCCAACCTGTCGGGTCCACGCTTACTACTTTCGACATTCACTATCCTAAGAGCGACCATACCTCCCCTGCGTTGATCGCATAATACTCGTTGCCTTCGGGAAACTTGCGGACCTCTGCCTTGTCCACGAGGGGGCGCAGCTTCTTGATCGGGAACATGAGTTGCCGATCATTGTGCGAGTCGTGGAGGAACAGGCGGACGGGCATGACGTTGCGGTCCCACCACAGCAGCGACTTCCACTTGTCCAACTTCATGTGGACGACTTGCTTGCGTCCGAAGCCTTGCACCTCGACCAGATAGTCGGATGTCAAATAGTCTGGTGTGTGCCTAATCCGCAGCGGCAACTTCCACATGGCGATGGGGGGACGGTTCAGCCCGAACCTGACATAGTTGACGCCGCACCATTCTTCAAAGACGCCTTCGGCTAGGTCGCCCATCCCGTCGAGTCGTTTCCCAAACTCTTGTTCGGAAAACTGGGTGCTGCTCACAGCTTTGTTGCCTCGATGTGGTACACGAGTTTGTCGTCGGGGTACGCGATGCCGTTCAACCCATCCAACGTGGCCTTGACTGCGTTGTCTAGATCGAACCGTAGTTTCGACGTGGCGTCAGGCATCTCTTCGATCTCAATGGTCTGATAGTCGGGGGTGTATGCGATCCTCATAAGGATCGGCCCTTCGAACATGGGGCCGTCATACGCTTCACCGATCTTGGCTTCGTACTCCAACGTCTCCTTTGGCGTGTAGACACGGCCACGGCGTGTCATGCGGGGGCGCCCCTTCGGTTTGGGACGCCCCTCAACGATAAAGGCGTGCTCTAGGCGTGTGCGTTTCGGCATCTTGGAAGGCTTTCTCTGCCAGTTTCTGCAACTGGTACAACTGGTCGTGTTGGGGTTTCCCGTTGTTGTAGAACTTGCGGGTGAACCTGTTGTCCAGGTCCAGCAGCCACGGTACCACCATGCCGACAGGGTGGCCGTCACGGCATGCGAACGCCGCGAACTTATACAGCCACCCGTGCCTGCCTTTGCCTGCCCCTTGGTTCTCCACGAACACCGATTGGGGTGGCCCGTGCTCAAACATTTCTTTGAGGTTGGGTTTCATTTCTGTGGGGGCGTCTCTGCTTTCATGTGAAAGTGGGCGCCGTTCGATGCGCTGCGGTGTTGCCTTCAGCAACGCCGCCGCCTTGATGTCAGCGATCTTGGCGCGGTTCGCGTTGGCGTCGTGCAGAAAGTTTTCCAACGGTATGGGCGTGCCGTCTTCCTTGATGATGACCTGCCTGTCTTGGTGGGGTCGGTCCCCGTAGTACGGGAGCCTCACGAAGTTCCCTGGTGGCCCTGGTAGCGATTCGCTCTTGGGGAACGGCGAGTCGGTTGGTACCCCTGCGATCTGTTCTGTTGCCTGTAGGCACCGTCGCATGTCTGCGGTGGAGCACCATGTGTCGGGGAACACCCATACGTGGGCGCCGCCTGAGCGGGTGCGTTCCACCCACGATGGGATGTTTTGTGCAGCCAGCACGGTGCTGAGGCTGAACGCATAGTCGGCTACCTCGTCTTCGGTGCCTTGCCCCTTGTGGTGGTCGGACTGGGCGTCAATGTCGATGCACCCCCAACTGCACACCCATAGTTCGGGTTGCATGTCGGGGTACCTTCGGTTCTCGCCCCACCCTCGTGGGCCTACGTGCTTGTTGGTGGGGTCGTACACCATCGGGTAGATCCCCAATGGTGCCTTCCCGTCGAGGTGACGGCGAAAGTGGGCGAGCGTCAGGTCTTCCCAGATTGTGATGGGGTTGTCGCCTGATTCGCCCCACGCGTGGGGGAACCCGTGGAACGTCGTGTGGAACCAAGACGACAGGTCGCTACCCGTCACGATGTTCTCTCTGTTCCACCAAGGTGGCGGCGTTGAGTTGGGCTGCCACATAGTCGGCGTGCCATCCGACGGACACGTCGTCGTCCCACACCACCCATCCTGTACGCGTCAACCCTGCACCCAGGTAGATGGTTTGCTTTTCGACGGTGACACCCATCAGAACTCTCCTTGGTCGAGGCGGTGCTGGATGACCGTCTCTTCCCACGGGTCCAACAGCTTGCCCGCGTCGGTGATCTCCATGTTGATGGTGACCTTCTTGCCGTCGAACCTCTTGTTCTTCACCAATGCTATACCGAACACGTTTTCCAAACGGGCACGCTCATCGGCGGGCAGGCTTTCGTCTTCATGTGGACGCCACACCGTCAACATGAAGTGGGCTAGATCCTCACCGCCGTAACGGCCCGACTCGATGCCCAATGCTGCGCCACGGGACGCCGAACTGCGTGACGCCTGATGCACGATGATGGTGACAGTATCGTGACGCATACCCAACGACTTCAACGCTGAGATGCGGGCAGGGTCATCACCCAACTGGGGGTCGTCTAGTTGGGATGCGAAGTCCCAGATGAACACGTCGGCTTTGCGTCCGTATGATGCTTCGGACCATGTGCCCAACATGTGGTCCGCTATGTCGATGGGTCCGTCCACCTGGTGGCCTGACCGTCGCATCGCTTCGCCGTACTTGGAGAAAGCGGCACGGTCGATGATCCGCAGGTTCCGCAGATCCGTTTCCGACTGGTGACGGATCGCAGTCAAGATCTGTTCGTCGCCACGCTTCGCCAGGTCGTATACCTCACGGGGGTTCTTGTTCAACCTGATGCTCAGGATGCGGGACAGCACCATCAGGTCGGGTTCGTCAGGTGTCATCCACATGACGATGTTGTTCGGGTTGCGGGCCACAGCGTTGATGATCAACACCGTCTTCCCTGTGTGGGCTTTCCCAGAAACGATCATGCATTCGCGTTTCTTCAAGCCGCCACCAAGGGCGTCGTCTATGTCGTGAACCCCAAGGGGCCACTTGTTGGACATGTCGGTTGCGTCTTCAATGAGACGCTCCGCTATGTCAAGGCAGGTAGGCAGGCTAGGGACGGCAACAGGGCGGGCTGGTTCATCTGGGGAGAGAGGTCCAGAATCCCCAACCCGCGCCTGCTGCACCCGCGCCTGAGCCTCATCGAGGGTCAGCCGCGTAGTCATGTCACCTCACGTAGGCGGGAGGCCGCGTGAACGATGACGGGAGTTTACCGAAGTCGATGGCGAAGTCGGCGTATTCGGCCAGGGTTGGACCCCAATCGCCTTCAAGGCGATCAGCGGGCTTGACCTTGGCGTCAGGGTACGTTGCCACGTTCCTGATGGGGGTGCCGTTCGGCAGTTGACCTGACGCCTTGACGCTCTGGTTGCAGTAGAAGTTCGACTCCTTGGAGCCGAACGTGATGCCGCTGAGGCGCTCGTATTCGACGGCACCAACGATGCTGTCGAACGCATCCTCCCTGATCCAGTTGGACTTGGGGCGGGATGGTGCCGCAGAAGGCGGTGAGGGCGGCGTAGGAGCCGCCTGAGGGGCTGCGGGGGGTGGGGGTGGGGTGGGTGTAGCCTGCACCCCTGGTATGGCCGCAGCGACCGTCTGTGTGGCTACGGCAGTAAACGTGTTCGCGTTCACAATGCCGTGCAAATCAGCCCAGTTGGCGCGCACGTCCTCATACGAGAACGAACCCGACGCCACTAGGGCTGCCATTACCTGTGCCGTCGCAGAGTTACAGTTCTGCGCGACTATCAGCTTGTCCTTATCCATTTGCATCCTCCGATGCTGCTGTGTTCCCTTTGCAAACAGACCAGCATGGCGCCCACTTCTCGGAGCACCACCAGCCTGCATCATTCAACGGCCAAACCTTCAGGCTTGACTGTTCCACGAGGCGGCTCGCCGCCTCGACCTTGCGTCGCAGGAACTGGAAGTCCTGCTCGCCTCGTTCAATCCTCATGGACGACACCTCACCCTTCGTGCCGTACATGCAGTAAAACGTCATCGTGTTGCGGCCCGTTGCCCAACAGTACGTAGTGGACTGGATGTCCCACCTGTCGTACTCCCACTTGTTCCTCGTGTAGTCACGCTTCGGGAACTTCCAATCAACCAAACCCAAGTTGCTATCTATCAGGTCGATTCGTCCCGTCATCCGAACGACACGCTCGTCGTCCTCGAACAGCACCTGGTCGAACCCCACCTCCACCCCGACAGGGGTCAGGCTCGGGTACACCTGCTCGTACCAAGAGTCCAACTTGGCTGCACCAACCTGCTCAAGATCGGTACGAGACTTGTAACTGTTCCACTTGTCAATCGTTGGAACGAGTTCGTCCAACTCGTGACCGAACCGCTCATGGAGGGCAGTATAAGTCTCATCGTTGATCCAGACGGGCGCAGCATCCATCCCCTCAGGGATGGTGATGAGGTACTCGACAGCGTTATGGCATGCCGTACCCAGCACCGAAGCGTCCCCTTCGGGATCGTCCACAGCGCCCGTCCACATCAGACGCGCCCGTTCAGGGCACATGTCCAACGTCTTCAGGTCAGACTGATGCCACGTATGATGCCAGCGTTCGTCTTCAGCATCGAAGTAATGCTCTTCGTTCATCTCTCTCTCCTGTGGGCTAGGGCTAGCAGGCCCACCCCCTAAGGGGTGGGCCGCTGGCCTGCTTGCCTGCTAGCAGCCAGTATAACGCAAGCTGGTGACAGGCTGGTGGATAGCTACTGGTTGGCCGCTTCTCGCGCCTGCAAGGTGGGACGGGTCGGCACCTCATACGGTGCGTTGAGGCGCCCTGGCGGATGCTTCGGCAGGAACCTCACACCAATGGTGTGCCCGAAGTGGTGTTCCTCCGCCCACGCCTCCAGCCTCCCCGTTGCGTTGACATCCGCCAACGCATTGTTGATCGTTCCGACACGCCCAAGGCGTATGCGGGACGCCATGACCACGGCGTCTCGACGGTCGTCGCAGACGACCGCCGTTGAAACGAGGGCTTCACCTGGCTGCTTGGCTGCACCTTGGGCGAGACGCCACAACGCCCTCGTCCTGTCCGTCTTGTACCCTCGCTGCCTGTCCACCCCTTGGGGGGTGGAGTTGGCGGGAATGATTTCGTTACTCACTTTGCTCTCCTTCATTGTCGGTTGGGAACGGAATGATTTCCGCTTCCTCTTGGGTAGATGGGTGGCGCATGTGCGCCTTGGCTTCTTCCACCATCTGGCCTTGTGCTTCAAGGAAGTCCCCAAGGCGCATCATCATGTCGTGGCACAGGTCAAGTAACCCGATCCACGCTGACGGTATGACGGTGGAGTAGAACGCTTCCGCTGACATCTCCCCGTCTTCTTCATCACTCATCTTCTGTCACCTCCAGTGACACTACTTGTGCCTTCGATGTCTGCCATCGGCCAGTCACCACGCCCCCGTCTTCATCGACGTGGAACGGGATCATCCCCGACAGCAGCACCTCGTACTTCAGTTGCAGGTTCTTCTCGCTCATTCTCTCCCTTCCATTTCTTCCTCAGCATTATTGCATCGGCCTCTCGTATGGCAAGCAGTTGCTTGCGTGTCCACGTTCTCGTTTCCCCTAGCGGACGAATCGACATCGTTACTCCTCGTCTTCCTCTAGGAACATCTTGTCCCAACATGAGGCACAGTAGTACCCGAACCCGTTGCGGGCACCCATCACCACCTCCCTCTCCTGCAACGACAGGTCAGGAAACAGATTCTGCACCAGCCCCTCCCTGAGCACGAACTGGTTGTACGCCAGGCCGTCCACCTCCAAGGACTGTTCCTCGTTGCACTCCCCGCACCTAGCCTTGATCTTCATGTCTTCTCTCCTATCTGTTTGAGCAGCCACCCGTATGCGGCTGCCGCCTGTTGCGGGACAACACCGTTGCCCAACATCTTCAACTCCTGCGTACGTGACAGACCCATGTCGCACACCCACCCACTAGGCAGACCCATCATCCATTCCACGAACCAGGTGGACACGCCCTTCTCGTCGGTGGGTGGTGGCGCTACCCGTCCAAGCCGCTGCTCCCATCGTCGGACGGCAGGTTCATAAGCACCGAAGCAACTGAGTCGGCGTGCTTCTCCGCCCGCTTCTTCCAATCCACGTTCGGGCCGAAGCTCTTGTGGTCCCACGCCTGCGGCGTCGGCAACAGGCGCTGCACCTCTATCGACAGGCTCTTGCCGTGCCCGTTGCCGTTGCGATGCTTCTCCCTCTGCTCCGCCGTCCACGCATCCCACTGGGAAACCGTCTTGCCCGCCCCCATGTCGTTCACCACTGGCGTAGGCAACACAGAACCAGCGTTCCCTGCGATGGCAGGCGCCCACTGACTGGTCGGCTCGTATACATGCCCATTCCGCATTGAAGCCTCCTTCGGCCAACGCATCGAGGACTTGCCCGAAGGCGTCACCTTGGTTGGCGGTGAGCACACCCCGCACGTTCTCCAAGAAGATCCATTGTGCGCCTGCTCGTTCTGCCACAGAGACGACATCTCTGATCAACCACCTTTCATCATCTATACCTGCCCGCCTCCCAGCATGGGACACGGGCTGACAAGGGAACCCCGCCGTGATCGCATCCACCTGTGGTGGATCGGTGATCTCGGTCAGGTCACCCAAGTTTGGTACCCCGAACCGTGCATCCAACACGGCAGAGGCATGCTTGTCTGTCTCCGACACCCACACCAGGTCGGTGTCGATGCCTGCTAGTTGCAGCCCTAGTTCGAGGCCGCCGTACCCTGCACACAGGGCTCCTACCCGCACTACCCCTTCACCTCCACCCACTCGACTGGCTTCGGGAAGAGTTCCTTCACCCCGTCGGGGCCGAACTCCCACCTCCACCTGGCGCCGTCCTCGCCAGACCACTCCATGTAGCCCGTCATCAGATCAGCGATGGTGAAGATGAACAAGTCTTCCTGCCCCGACTTGGAGTCGTAGTCCTCAAACACCAAGTCTTCCGACAAGCACGCTCCAGCCAGCCGTCTACCCACCTGCTTGTCGCTGAACCAGAACCCCAAGTCCACGAGTATGGCTTTCGCATCAGCGCACGTATCGGGATAGTTCGGGTCCATCCACGAGAACCACTTCTCCTCCCCGTCTGGGCCGAAACTGCCGCCACGCTTGCGCTCGTCGTGGTCATTCAGCGCACACATGCGGCGGTATGCCTCCGCCTGGTGCTTCTTCGGGAGCACAGCGGTGCTGTCCTCCAACCTCACGTAGTAACCCATGTCACTCTCTCCCTTGTTTGTCAGCCGACCTGCATCAAATCGCCACAGATCGAACACGAATAGGCGTCACCCAACGGGCCATCAGTTGTCTCGTGATCCCACGGCACCTCATAGCAGTTGTGTTCAGCCACCTTCCTAGCCCTGATGCGGGCCAGTGCCTCTGCCCTGTCGTCAGCCAACATCTGTTGGACTGACGGATCAGACATGTCCATGTACTCAGCCATCGTCTTCCTCCTCACGGCGCACCAACTCGGCACGCCCCTCCTCCAACTTCATCTCCAACTCCTCGCATAGACCTTCGAGGTCGTCGGTGGTGATGAGTGTCAGGTCTTCCAGCCACATGCTCATGGCTTACCCCCACATTCGGGGCAGCCCTCACACACAGGGGTGAGGTACATCTCTGTCTCATCCCAATCAAGGATCCACGAATCCAAGTCATGCTCGACGTGATCTCTGGCGCAAGCACCAGCGCGTGGCACAAACGCATCATCACCCACCCATAGGGTGAACTCAACCTTGAAGATGCTCATAGCCAGTCCACCAGATCGCCGTCAGCAATCTCGCTGTAGTCCAACCCCTTCCAATCGGCGATGGCCTGCCACACCGACTCCTCCGTATAAGGACGGTCGGGGTCGTGGTAATCCTGCCAACTCTCCATGTCTCTCTCCTATCTTTCTTGTGCGAAGCGCACGTTGTTGATTCCCTTCGGGCACATGCCGCACTCGACACACGCCCCCACTCCGACACGATCAGGCGGGCGCTTCACGCCCGCCGCCATCGCATCAGACCTACGGGCAGCCCGCTCATCGTCGGACTCCCACACGATCAAAGGCACCTTGCCCGTCAACTCGGGACAGCGTGGCCCCTTGCGTTGCTTCGGGAACAAGGCGGCGATCTCCTCCGTCTCCTGCCATGTGTCACCACAGAACGCGTACTTCACCCACCCCTTCGGATCTATCTGCTGCACCTGACGGGCCGTGTCCACGTTGTGCCTGTCCACCGACAGGTACACCACCAGATTGGGTGCGGGCACACAGTTCGCTATGAAGGTACGCACCAGCATGTGCCCCCTCGTATACAGAAACACCTGCATGTCAGGGTGGTACCTCGCCACCTGATCCCACGCCTGCAACTCCTCGAACGAATCCAACTCACCATCCCAATGCGGACGGTAGAACCTGTCCGATACAGGCACGCCACGCTTCACCATCTGGACCTCAGCATCATGGACGAGGCGATCAAACAGGGGCACCAACTCATCGAACGACCTGCCCCTGGTCAGGTCGGTGTTGTGCGTCAACAAGGCGTGCACGTTCGGGTACACCTCCGCTGCCCCCGCATAGCACCCCTCGCAGAACGGGGTCTTCCACTTGCACTCAGAGCTGAGGGTGCCGAACGAGTTCTTCACCACCACCTCAGCCTCATGCCCGCCCGCCTTCTTCTGATGCATCCACGGTGACAACTTCCTGTTACCGCTCGGCTTGAGTGGGACGGGTGCCCACACCTTGCCGATGTGGACAGCCTGCTCGCTAGTGGTAGAGGCCATAGAGTTCTCCCTTCTGGTAGCCCAGCATGTAGCCAGACGTGTTCAACTCTGGATCGGCAGACGGCCACAACTTGGAGCCGTCATCCAACAGGATGCAGACAGCGCACTCGTCCTGCCAATCCTCCCAATCGCAGGCGTCCATCTCCGACTTGTGGAGTGGACGCACCTCAATGATGCGTCGGCCTATCGGCCATTCCTGATTGCTCATCTCTCTCTCCTCATACTCGCGGATCAGTAGACCAGTGGTAGTCCTCGGCCATCTGCCTGTCACACAGGTGGCATCGGTCCCCGCACTCGCAGGGATCATCGGGCGGGTCGTACCATGAGTCGGGCATGTGAAAATCACCCATCATGTGCCTCCTTGTAGTACCTAGTCATCATGGCCTTGTATGAATCAAACAGGGGCGACGGCTTCGACAAGTCACACATCAACTCATCCAACTCCCGCTGCTCCTCCGTATGGGTGCGAGACTTCCACACCCTCGCCTCCTCGATCCGCAAGATGGCGGCATTCGCCTCCTCCTGGCGGACACGATCCACCTCGCATGAATCGTCACAGTCCTGCGGGTCGCCACAAAAGCGACACGCATCTACTTCACTCATGCCGCCACCCCACACGCAGCCATGAACCGCTGCTTGTCGAAGCGTGGATTGGCGGCGCCCAACTCACGGGCCAACTCCATCGCCACGCTGAACAGCACCACCTCAGCGTCGGAACGCAGCGGTTCACCGTCGAGGTGGTAGAACACCCCCACGTCCTTGATCGCCTCAGCGATCAACTCATAATCCTTCTTCGTCATTGCCTCTCCTCCTCTGTATGTAATCCAACAGTGCCTCGAACAGACCAAACAGGGCGAACCCTGCCAGTCCAATCGACATGATGAACCAGAACGCCTCAACAGACAACTCGTTCATAGGTTCCACGCCTCCTCCCACACACGCACCAGATCATCAGCCTCAGCCACGCTGGTGCATGGAATCCTCAGGATGATCGAGTCCGACGAGTCTCCCGTCGGCGCCTCCATCCACACCTCCACATGGTCCCCCACCCTGTACACAAGGCGAGGCGTACCCTTCGGTATTGCATGGAAGATACCCATTACTTCTCCTCTCTCCCTCTACTAGACACCAGTTTATCAGCCAAGGTGGCACCAAGCAAGGACGCACGGCACCTAGCCAACCAAACCCTCGCCTCCCCCCTAGACACGGGCACACAATCCACACACACCTCAGCCCCACCGAAGAAGCGCCCCGTGTCCACCGTCCCACACCTAGGACACCCCTCAACAGGGAACAAACGATCCTGGTCACCCATAAGCCTGCTCCTCCTGCTCACAATAGAGATCACATATAGCGAGAGCGAACTCCATCTCCGTCGTGATCCCGTGGACATACTGCTTCCTGTAACGCTCCGCCTTAGGCCGATACTCCTCCTGTAAGAGATCGAACCTGTTCTGATAGATATGGTCCCCAAGCTCTAGATGTCTCTGAGCGACGACCATCTCCTTGGTTACTCCTGTCTTTCTTCTCGCCATAACGTCCACCTCCTAGTGGATAAAAACAAAAGCCACCCGTGACCAGGTGGCCCATTGCATAGCAATAGGACAACGAAAAGGGCCACCCCGCAGGGTGGCCCGATTCGGTAGCGGTTAGTCGGTTACAAGGACTGCTGTCGGTACAGGTACTACGACCGCCGAACCAATCGCAGTAAGGCGGTCGCTGATCCCATCGTTAGGAATCGCTGACCGTGGCTGACACTTCAGCAGGGCTTCAAGCGCTGCGCAGTAGTCATCCCACGCCTTCGGACCTGCGAAGGGCTTCAGCGTTTCGGCTTTCGCCTTCGCCTTCGCCTTCGCCTTCGGCTTCGGCTGATCGCCTAGGGGTGATGGGTTCGTATCGGAAGCACGCTTCTCAGCATCCTTCACCGTTACCCGTCCCTTTTCCTTCAAGGTATGTGCGATCCATTCGTTCATGGCAGCGATACCCGCAGGGCCTGTATCAGCCCTGCGGCCATTCAAACGCTGACACGCATAGAAGCACATTTCAGCAGGATCAGGGCGATCCGCTTTCGGCCACGCTGCACACGTCGTGCGGTAGGTGAGCATCTGGTCATAAGCAACCTTCACGTTCGTCACCTTGCACAAGGCAGCGTAGGCGCCCTTGATCGTCGTAAACCGCTTCCCGTTCCCGTCAGCATCTTGAAAGCGCACTGCGCTTTCCTCTTTCCCGATCGGGATTAGAGCAAGCATCTGGTCACCAAATGCCCAATGCCAATCTGAAGCCTCGGCGGCCATGCTTGTAAGCGTGGCGATCGCCTTCCTTCGGCTGTCCGTAATCCAACTAACCGCAGGCGTTTTCTTTGCTTTCGACATGGTTTCTCTCTCCATGATTAGAACCAAACAAGCGGTTCCGAAAGCGACCTAACGCAAGGCGCTAGGCGCCTGCGGTTTTCGCTTATTCAGTTTTTGGGCTGTTACGGCTTTCACATGAAAGCCGAAGCAAACAGCGAGCGTCTGATGACACCTGCGCACCAAACTAGTACCCCCTTGTGCATCTATCTAGTACCGATCCCCCTGTTTATATTTCTCAGGTGTCGGGCCTTGACATTTCGGCGCCCATCGAGTAAGCGCCTGGAAACGAGAACCATTCTCAAAAGCGCAGGTTTCGATTTGACAGGCGCCCGAAAACGTGCTAGCGACCTGGGAATCATTCCCAAAACGAAAACGAGAACGATTCTCAGCTCAGGCGTCGGGCGGGGGGCCCCGAGGGGGTGGGGGCCAGCTCGTCACCCCCATGTATAGATACCCGTTCCCAGTGCGTTCAAGTTGGCATTCTTCGTGCAAAGACTGTACTGCTTGAACTATACTGTGGCCTGCTCGGCCCAGTCCTTGGGGGCCTGGGCCTCGCGGCTGGCGGCTAGAGGGCGACGCTCCGCGTCGCCCGTAACTGGCCCCTTTTCCAAAGGGCGGGGTGTGTCCCAGATGGCTTTGTGGGACGGCTACGGTACTTGTTGGAGGTGCTCATGGCGCAGAATGGTGGCGGTCGAGGCTGGCGGACGGATCCTGAGACGGGCGAGAAGGTGATGCCTGATTCGTGGAAGGCTTTTTTGGATTGGAAGTTGCAGGGTCCCGACAGGGATCCTAAGCATCAGTATGAGTGGGCTGAGTTGAATGGTGTCCATGAGGATTCGGTGCGGCGGTGGAAGCGTGATCCTAGGTTTATCAAGGAATGGGATCGTCGGGCTGCTGAGTTGAATATTCATCCTGAGCGGACTCAGGGTGTGATTGATTCTTTGCATTTGGCTGCGGTTGGTGGTGATGTGAAGGCTGCGTCGTTGTATTTGCAGTACATTGAGAAGTTCACGCCGAAGCGTCGTGTTGTTGTTGATGATGAGCGTGAGGTGGCTGGTTTGTCTGATGTGGAGTTGGCGGATGAGTTGGCTGGTTTGGTTGCGGAGTTTCGTGGGGGTTTGGAGTGAGTGGGCCTGGTGATGAGTTGTTGGAGTGGCGTGAGGAGGCGTTTGGTGAGCGTCCTGTGTTGGGGCCGTGGGGGGATCCGTTTCATGGGCCGCAATCTGATGAGCCGTTGGTGTGCGGTATTGAGAACCCTGAGGTGTGCGAGTCGTGTCAGTGAGGGAGTGGGTGTTGTGCGGGACGATTTGTGTCCTGTTCGCGTGTATCGCCTTTACGGTTTGGGGTTTGGGTCGGACGTTACAATCGTTGTTCGATTAGATGGGCAGGATCACTAAGTTCGTTGTGGCCGTGACGGGCTTGTTGGTGGCAATTGGTACGTTGATTGGGACGATCAGCATGAATCTTGGTCGGTCGTCGCCGCCTGAGGGGGTTACCATTATTTTGAATAGCCCTGAGGCGTATGCTGAGTTCCTTGCGGATCATCCTGC